AACAGTCGCAGATGACAGATCAACTAAACTGCCATCATTCTCACGGGTTATAACCGCCTTGAACTGCGTTCCTACATCATCTTTTACTAAATAAAACATAAATTACTCCGGCGAAAGCCTTTCTGCCTCAGATACTACAACGTAACAATCTTCTGGTTGAGTTGCACTGCAATTAATCACTGGGACAGACCCATCTGGGGTTTCCTGTTGGCTAATTATGACATAATCACAAACTATGCAGTTTCCCTCATGGACTGCGTCCCATAACTTCTGCTTATCAATAATCGTTGCCATCAATAATTCCTGCCGGATATGAAGCCGGTGCTAAATAATTAGGGCTTGGAGATGTAGTAAAACCGCTGACTAAACCACCGTAAACCCAACCGCCTAGTATTTGGGTACTGGTTATCTGATAGCCAACCCGCCAGTAACCAAAACCACCTGTGCAATTCCGTGCAGCATAACCGTTAGCGTAAAAAGTAGCAGCAGGTTTGGTCAACCCTGAAATACCATGTGTAGTGCTTGTCTGGTCGTAAGCAGATGTTCCGTTGCTAGTACAAGCGGGACAGGCTGGATTTATTGCGGGAATTGTTGAAAAACCCTTAATTCTTGGCAAATCAAAATCTGAGTTATAGACCCTGTTGCCAGAAGAATCATTGATTCTAAGCCCGTAAGCTGGGTCTGCCGCAGAATACTCAGCACCAGAGGTAAAAACATAAGCCTCTACATTATTTAGCGTATTTGTTGATTGACCATTAGCTGTCCAAACGTGAATCTGCCAAGTGCCGCTTACGTTTCTAAACGTATCAATTATCGATGCCCAGTAGCCGTTAGAGTAGATAAACACTAAAGGAAATGATGCGCCGCTATATGTCGTACTCCAATAATACCTATTGCCGAACATATAAGTGGCGTTGCTTGAGGTTAGCGTTTCCTCATACCTTAAATAGCTATGCGTATCAGCTAGAGTGACATAACCATCATCATTGGTAATTTTTAGCCCAAAACTCATCGTGTAAACACAAATAAATGATATTGGTAGACGTTGCTACATTCATTTGGGTAAAAACCAGGAAATATATTAGTGCATTGGATGTTGTAATCTACCTTTGGGTTATTATTAGCATCAACAGAAGTTGTTATCCCGTAATTAGTAGAAGTCCATGTTCCTGTGGCTAAATTGCCGCCGCCATTCATTACCGGAATGACGTAAGCCTCTTGCCCCGTGCAATCTGTATAAGTCTGACTTCCAGTTGTAGCAGAGGTAATGATTTCATCGCGCTCGACAAATGTGGTTTCAGTTGAATCAATTATAACATTGCCACTAGCGTCACTGATCTTAAAGCCGAATGCCATTAGGTCAAATCTCCAATCTGTACTCGGACTGTGCCGCTAGAGTCAAAAACCTTAATCACATCATTTTTAATCTCAAGCCTAGCACCCGTAGCAGCGTTCTTAATCGTGCAGTTGCCAGATGAATCAACCGTAAACAGATTATTAATGCTCAATGAGCCGCCTGTGATAGTGCCAAGATTAGGGTCTATATCTGATAGACCAGTGGATACGGTTGTGCCGATAAGGTTGCCGGAAACCTGAGTGCTCCAGTTAGTACCGTCATAGCGATATATCTTCTTATTGTCATCGGTATCAAACCAAAGGTCGCCTTCGGAATAATCACCGCCAGTAGGGACTGCATCTTGATAATAAGTGGTATTGCCACCGCCAGCAGCCGTAGTTAAATTATCAGCCGTGATTGGAATTAAACAAATTCCTAATGTTGCATCCCAAGTATTTCCTGCCGTAGTACAAGCTGATTCATTGGTCGATGCCTCATCTTGTAAATAGACCCAACCGGCACTAATACCTGCTGCCGTTACAGCTTTGATTCTTACATTGTAATCCGTTCCAGATTTAATGCCGCTAATCATTACAGGTGATGATTCTGCGCGAGCCTCAATATCCCAGTCAGTCGTGCCATCTTCTGTAATCTGAACAATATACTCAGAAATAAAGCTGTCGGTTACATTAGTCCAACTGACCTGTAAGCGTTGAGTGGAACTGCCGTTATCGTTAATCGCTTCTGAGCTAATAACAGCGATTGTGCTTTCAGTAACCGCTGAAACAGAGAATGGACTTGGCAAATTGCTGTCAGCATAAGTCGGAACAACGTTTCCAGAATAACCGTCACCTGTCATCCAAGTATATGGTGCGTCTTGATATTCGACTAAGGTAACTGCAACATTTCCATCAATGTTTAGTGTTAAACCTTGCACTCTAAAAGGCTTACCATCCCAACCAAGTGAATCGTGAGTGACCGATACAATGTCACCGACTGAAACTTGTAGCGCATCAATAGTTGCAACAAATGAACATTGCATACTATTTCTTGATCGATATAACGCCGTATAAGCGATATTTCTAGCTTGGTATGGGCTAGTGACTGTTTCTAGCGCAATCGTTGTTTCTAGTTCAAAACCGTTGTCTGCGGCTAAGAATGTTGTGTAATCAGAGCTGCCAGATTCAGGATATTCAATCTGATCTGACTGCCAATTCTTCTCTGGGTTAGGGAATGTCGTGATGACGCGATTATATTTACTGCGCTTCTTGTCACTGTTAATTGTGATGCCGCTAAGGATGTTATCTTGTGTAAAGGCATAATCAACAATCAGATTATTGCTGCCATCTTTAGCACCCGCTTTCTCAATCTTTAGGTCATATTTACCGCCTTCAAATACAAGTAAACCCTGCATTGAAGATAACAAGACGCGAACATTATCAATCAGTGTTTTTGATGTATCTAATACGGCATGACACTCAAATACATTAATGTCTGCGCCGCCGTCATAAGATGGCACATTGTCATCACATAATGACTCTGCGGTATCCCAAACGCTTGTTGTAAATTCGCTAGACGTTAATCCTTTGCCATAAGTCGTATTGGTTAAATAGTCATATAAACAAACAGCAGGATTGTATGAATAGGCTGCTGGATTGCTCCAATGGGCGCATTTCTTACCTTGAACAATAGCTTGTATTTCAGGAATAGAGCCAAATTTATCTCTGTCCCATTTAAACTTAGCCGCAATGTAAGCAACGCCTGACAAAGTTCTATCTGCTACGTCAGCATCACCCCAGCTATCAGTTTCCGCTAACAATGTGCTGTAAGGCTGATTCACTCCGGTTTTACCGTGATGAACCTCAAAATCAATTAGACCGCCATATTCACCAGTAGCCGCTTCTGATGCTCCGTGTGTACTTAAACCGCCTGTAAAAGTTGTGGATAAATGATCGTTGATATAAATCTCGGTGACACCGTTGATTTCGCCTTCACATAAAACGAAACAGATATAAAGGTATTCATTATCAGTTCCAGAGGTTTCAACAAATACGCGAGTGCCACCAACCTTACGCTCACCATAAATAACAGGTATTTGAGCTAAGTTTGACTGTTTATTGAGTAATGTGCCTTTATTAGCATCATCATATTTAGGCGTTTCTGGTATATCAATGAACCAATCAATAAAGTCATTAAAGGCATCGCCAATATAGCCAAACGGATCACTAAAAAATTCACCAACTTCGTCAAAAAAACCCATTATGGTCTACCCCACTTTAAATCCTTAACCGTCACCGCAGCGAAATCAAAACCTTTATCGCTACTGTTGAATAAAGCCTGAGAGTTAGGATTGGTATAGCGTCCTGATTTACGCTCAAAATCAGACCAGTGAGATGCAACGCTTAATGTAATCGTAGATTCATTCTTGCTTTCTGACATATCAAAGCCATCAATATAGCCTTCATAAATCATAATCTTTGCGCCAACAATACTTTCATTAGCATCTAGGAAAGCGCGGTAAATAGTAACTTTAGTGTTGAGAAACTTATTGCTCGCGTTTGTTAAGTGTTCCCACATATAAGAGCCGTTAGTACCCGATACTGGCATAGCACCAGATAGTTCTACATTTAATGTGCCGACACGAACCTCAGATGACTCACTGACCGAATCAATCCTTAGTAATAATCCATCGCCATCGTATGTAGTAGAGCCATCGATAATGTCGTGACTCCAGTCTGTCTTGTAAAGGACTGTTGGGAAGTTAAATTCAACCAAATGACACATCGATACTGCGTCATTATCAATCTCGGCTAATGTTGTAGCATTTATCGTGCGAGCCATTAGATTGCCTCAATAAAATCGACTTCATACGACACTAGGGAATCAGTGCGTAAACCAAACTCCTGCACATCGTTATTCAATCTGACCTTCATCGGCACGTTGTTGTAGGCAATTTCCTCATCATTAGCCACATCCTCGACCAAAGGCGGCTCAACGGTAATCTGTGTCGTATCACCATCAGTTTCAGTAGTCGCAACTACCATATAAACCTTGTCGTGCCCATCAAAGGCAACTAAGTCGCCAACCTCAAGATTGCCTGAAATGCCGTCTACGGTGACATCTGTGTTTCCGGCTGTCACGCTACCATTTGCTGCCAAAGTGCCCGCAGCCTCGCTTAGAGAGTCCTTAATGATGGGAATTTGGATAGTGAAGGTATTTAATCTGCCTCGCTGCTGCATAATGAACGCTGAAACAGGCGCAAATTCAGTCCTAGTGAGTGGTGGGTATGATGCCGTAAAAGACCAACGCTGACCTGCAATCTGACGGGCTTGTAGCTTGCCCGATACAGATTCAGACACCAAAGTCGGCGATACAGATTGAAGATTAACAGTTCTAAATACTGGCGATGTTGGATAAGCCATTAGACAACTCCTGCGCGACCACGATCATTCATAGCCTGATTCACCATATTAACAATCTGTCCTCGTCTTGAGGAGAGTAGTTCGCTAAATCCACGAGTATCTACCGCGTTGATGGTGAAGTTCACATTCACTACACCACGAGAGCCGCCCATAGCCTCTACATCTGAGTTCTTAACGATCTCACCGCGAGTTGATGGAATGAACATCTCACGACCCTGCTCACCTACCATGTAAGGTGTGCCAGCTTCTACTCGACCACCTACTGCACGACCTGAGAATGACTGAGATTTAATTGTCGCTACATTAGCCATACCTAAAGCGATTTGACCTGCTGCCATTGCATAGGAAAGTGGTGGTGGGTAAAGAGCAAGGGCTTTGTTAGCACCCGCATAGGTATCCATTATCGCATTGGCGATGTTATATGCCTTCTGCACTTGGAATAGCTTTTTATTCTGGGCAGCGAGTTTGTTGAAACCATCGATAGATGATTTGCGGATTTCTTCCTTAGCCTTCTCGGTTTCCTCGAACTGCGTTTTCTCAGCCTGTTGCGTGAGGATATTGTCGTGAATGGCTAATGCCTCAGCACGATACTGCTCTGGCATATTTAGAATCTTGTAGCGTTGCTTTTGCTCTGTAGTGAATCCAAATGTAGCTTGCTGCTCTTTTAATGACTCGATGAGCTTTTGAGATTCCTCTGCTGCTTTTTTATCAGCCTCAGCCATATCCTTTGTGCCAGTAGCAACGCCCGATAGTTGCTCTTTCATCCGCTCTAGCTGCTTACGCTTTTGGTCTAACTCAAAGTTCATGGTGATGATTTCAGGTGTTGCATCTTTTAGAACGCCTGTATATCTAACCGTTTCGTCTGCGGTAGCACCGATTGCCATTGGGTCAGCGGCTTCCTCAGTTTCTATCAGAGCAGAGTTCGCAGACCTAATCTCACGCTCAAGCTCTGCCATATTATTAGCAAGCTCAGTGATAGCCATGCCGAGTTTCATTGAATAGTATGCACGAGTTGATTCTGTCAGCTCGTCATACGCACCTTTTAGCTCATCAATTTCCTTGATTAACTCAGCAGTTGCCTCGCCTGTATCGCCAATACTAGGAATCAATGCCATTGCCAAAGATGCGCCCAAACCGGCTACAGCACCTAATAACGGGAAGCCAAGAACGAAACCTAAGTCAGTTGCTTGTTGCGAGAGTGCAAGCATAGGATTAGTTCCACCTTGAACCTGACCTACGAATTGCTGTACTTGGATACCGGCACGTCCTGCGCCTGAGCCTAGCTTAGAAAATGTGCCTGTTAGTTTGCCGTTAGATGCGGCTAGAGAGGTAGCAGCAGACTTGCCAGACTTATCTAACTTCTCTATATCAGTGCGAAGTTTGTTGATATGTGCAGAGGCTTGGTTATCAGCCGTAAGTTGGATTTTTAACTGTTCAGCCGTTGCCATCTTTTTGCCTCTTGAAGTAAGCGATCCATCCGTTAAATTCCTCAACGGTCATCTGGGTTATCTCAGCGACCGTCTTGTTGAGTCTGTCAGCCAATCCGTAAATGGCGACTAACTGAGGATCGCTATTTAG